GGCTATCGCCTTAGCATCTTATATCTGGCATAGTTAGTTATACTAGGGATTACGATCCCTTTCTTGACTTCCCCCGAATTTTCTGAGATACTAGGTATATGCAAACCTTTCTACCTTCAGCAGATTACGAATACACTGCCCAGACTCTGGACTCCAAGCGCCTTAATAAACAAATCCTAGAAGGCTATCAGATTATGAAGGTTTTATCTGGCGCATCTGAGTCTGGTGCTTGGCGAAACCATCCAGCAGTTCTTATGTGGAAAGAAGCAGAACATAGCCTTATGGACTACATTGATCATATGGTTTATGAAGCAGACTTTAGAGGTATCAAAACTGACAAAAATGTATCAAACCTTAAAACCCTAAAGCATAACTTTAGCCATATGTGGGGTAAGGCTATTCCTATTTGGCAAAAGCCAGAACACTTATCCAGAGTTGTAGATAGCCATAAGGCTAATCTTTATAGGAAAGATTCTGTATTGTATAGTAGGTTTAGTTCTTATACCGCCAAACCTTGTTGTGATAAATGTTTATACTATTGGCCTACACACGTGGAAAAGTAACCGATAGTGCACCTTTGGTGCATAATGAGGTTTGATAATCCTCTATTCCGCCGAAATTTAAAACCATTTTTGCGCTTGACTTTAATCGCCCGAAAGGATACAATTGATATATGACAAGGAAATGTTATGTATGCCGTAGACATATTGATGAGCACTCTACCTTTTTTGTTAATCCAGCCAATGGCAGGGTTGCGGAAAGTGGTGTTGCATTTTGCATGGAATGTATTCCAGCACCAGATGTTGTCAATGCTAACTAGTTTTGAGATACCCGATCCATTTGAGGTATGGGTACAGCACAAGTATGCCCAAGCCAAAGGTATGCGATATGACTTCTTTGCTAAGGAATGGTATTTAAAAACTGCCTGCTGTGGGGAAGAACTGTATGCCCCAAACAAAAAGACTATGACTAAAATACGTTTATACCATACCCGTAATGAATGTTTAGGAGGGTACTAATGAAACCAAATGAATGTGAAAAATGTAATATGCCTAAGAAAGATCCTTTATTTTGGGATACTCATCAAACCATGAGTGATGGACACATATGGTGTACTACTAAGAGGAAGGATTAATAATGATTAATGTTTTATTTCTTATCCCCGCATTTATTGCAGGGTATGTGGCATGCTATGTCGCAATGACATATAAGGTCGACCAAAATTAAAGAGCCAAAGATTATGAAGATGGACTGGAAGTCCCTTGGTTATGAAAGAGAGTATAAAGATGGAAAAGTCAGATGGGTACCTAAAGAGGTTTACAAAGGAACACAAGACGAACAACCTACTTCTTAGGTGGTTTGCTAATCTTTGTGAGACACCTGCAAATTATCATTTGAATATATTTTTGCATCATAGCGATCACGATGACTATGGGCTTAAAAGCAGATTTCATGCACGTTTGTCTTATTGGTTATACAAACCATACCTAAAATGGGGAACTGTGTACATATATAAATTTGACAAACCAGAGTAATCTTGCTATACTTAATACATGACACTAAGTTCGGTATTGTTTAGTTTATTCTGCACGTCTTTAGGACTGTGGATTTTATTGGGTAGGAGATAATTATGGCTAGAATAATCATATGTAGTATCTGTAAGAAGGAGATTGAATCTCGATCCCCCTTTGCCCACGAAACTTTAACAAACCACATAAAGAAAGACCATAAAAAAGTAGATGCTTAAGTTCCTATGGGGTATGTTGGCAGGGTATTTTGTAGCCAACTTTGAAATTGCACGGTATTTAGTTAGTAAAGGCTATAGGTCTGTTCATGACATTCCAGATAAAGATTGAAGAGTTTGACCCTAGTATTATTAAGAAGGATGCCTTTTATCTTCCCCCGATTCCTTGGCAGTGGACACTATTAAGAGATGGCTTGGTCGTAACTTTTGGTTATTGTCATACTGAGGAACAGGCTAATCAGATGGCAAACAACTCTTTAAACTATTATAGATAGTGGTATAATGATATTATCTATTTTAGGAGTAATTAATGGCTACTACAACTAAGGCTCTCGTAAGAGCAGCAGCAGCAACATCAAGCACAACCCTTTATACAGTTCCAGCCTCAACAACGGCTGTAGTGACAAATATTCTTGTAAGTAATTCTGCTGGATCCTCTGGCACATTTACACTATTACTTGATGACGTACCTATTGCTACAACTGTTACAGTTGGGTCATATGATTCAACTGTCATTGATTTAAAACAAGTACTTGCCACTGGAAAAACTATTAAAGGTTCAGCATCTGCAACAACAATTAGTTTTCATATTTCTGGAGTAGAGATTTCATAATGTCATCCATTAGAAAAATGTCTGGTGGCATTGCTTATAACTCTATGCTTGCTGGTAACGCTGCATATATCCCATCAATAAGTGTTGAATATCTAGTTATTGCTGGCGGTGGCGGTGGTGGTAGCGCAAATTACGGTGGCGGTGGTGGTGCAGGTGGTTATAGAACCTTTACAAACACTTTACTATGTAGTCAAAATTACACAGTGACTGTTGGCGGTGGTGGCGCAGCAGGTGTTCCTGGTGTTAATGGCAGTAATTCTGTATTTAATACTATTACCTCTGCGGGTGGCGGTGGTGGTGGTAGCCTTTATTCCAACGCACTTGCTGGTGGCTCTGGTGGTGGTGGTTTTGGTAACTATGGTGGTACTGGTGGTCGTGGGCCTGGTGCTGCTGGAAATACTCCTTCAACAAGCCCTGTACAAGGATATGCTGGTGCCGCTGGTGTTTCAGATGAGGCTTATGGAGATAATCGTTTAGGTGGTGGTGGAGGAGGATCTGGTGGTGCTGCTTCTGCTAACGTGAACACTTATTCTTATGCAGGTGGTGCGGGTACAGCCTCAAGTATTACAGGAACTTCCGTAACTAGAGCACGTGGTGGCTATGGAACTCAAAGTAGAAACCAATTTCCAACAGAAACTCCAGCAGCAAATACTGGTACTGGTGGTTCAGGTGCTGGTGAATCTAGAGGTGCAGGTACTGCTGGTGGCTCAGGTGTAGTTATTTTTCGTTATCTAGCCTCAGAAGGAACTATTACAATTGGTGCAGGACTAACTGGTAGTACAGCAACAGATGGTAGTTACAAGGTAACAACTATTACTCAGGGTACTGGAAATGTGAGTTGGGCATAATGGCACATTACGCATTTTTAGATGAAAATAATATTGTTACAGAAGTTATCACTGGTATTGATGAGACAGAACTTATTGAAGGTTTAGATCCAGAAACTTGGTATGGTAATTTTAGAGGGCAACCTTGTAAGCGCACAAGTTATAATGGTAATATTCGTGGTACATATGCAGGCATTGGCATGTCTTATAATGAAGAAGAAGATATTTTCGTAACACAGCAACCATTCCCATCTTGGACACGTAGCGGTTCATTCTGGGAAGCACCTACATCTATGCCTGCCGAAGGTGGTCCTTGGATTTGGGTAGAGGCAGATCTTAACTGGCAAACAATTTCAACTGAATAGTTTTTGTATTAATAAAACTATATGATATAATAAAACTACCTAACTTAGGAGTAAATAATGGCTCAAGCAGTATTCCCAGAACCAGTAGCAGGAGGATATCCTTCTGGAAGCACGGCAAATAGACCTGCATCCCCATCTGCTGGAACATTGTATTTTGATACAACAATCGGTGGACTTTTAATTTATAATGGTGTTTCTTGGAATACTTTTATTCTTCCCCTTTCAATTTACGCACCAACTTCAGTAGTAGCAACAAATGTTGGAACATCTAGATCATATAACAATGGATCAGCATCTATAGCATTTACACCATCAAGTGAACTTGGTGGTTTTGCAAGTACTTATACAGTTACATCTAGCCCTGGGTCATTTACTGCAACTGGATCTGGTAGTCCACTTATAGTGACAGGTTTGCAATCTTCTACAGGATATACATATACAGTTGTTGGTTCTAACTCATATTCAAACTCATCTGCAAGTGCTGCTTCTTCTTCTGTAACAGCAACAACAGTTCCACAAGCACCTACAATTGGAGCAGTTTCAAACGTCGCTACTGCTGGTGGACAAACAGGATCTGTTGCATTTACTGCAAACGCTACTGGTGGCTCTGCAATTAGTTCTTATACTGTCACATCAAGTCCTGGAAATATTACTGCAACTGGTGCATCTTCTCCAATAAATGTTACAGGCTTAACCAATGGAACATCTTATACTTTTACCGTTGTGGCAAATAATGCAAACGGCTCTTCTTTAGCAAGTGCTGCAAGTTCATCTGTTGCTATTGCTGCTCCACCTCCCGTAGTTGGTGGCACACTAACATCTGATGCAACATATTACTATAGAACATTTAATTCTAGTGATAACTTAGTCCTTTGGCAAGACCTAACATTTGATTACATTCTAGTTGGTGGTGGTGGCGGAGGTAATGGCGGTGGAACAAATAACAATGGTGGATTTGGTGGTGCTTCTACAGTAGGAACTAACCTAACTCGTACATCAGGAACTTACGCAGCGGTAATTGGTGGCGGTGGCGGTTGCCAAGGTTCTGGAGGAACAACTACGGCCCTTGGATTTAGTGCTAGTGGCGGTGGCGGTTCTGGTGCTTCAGGTGGGGGAGGATACACTTGGCTAAACGGAACTACCTATGGACAAAATGGTTTATCTCAAAACCAAGTAGGCGGTGTCGGAACAGGTGCAAAGGGTACAAATGGATTAGGTAAGGGTGGTAACGGTGGTTATTACAACTGCGACGTTGCAGGTGGTGGTTCTGGAACATTTATTATTAGATATACAAGATCACAGGTAGGTGGATAATGAAAAATTATGCAGTAGTTGAAGGTGGAATTGTAACTAATATAATCCTTGCAGAGTCTTTAGAGATTGCAGAATCTTTAACAGAACAAACATGCATAGAGTATGAATATGATTTAGCAAATCCAGTTATAGGTCTAGGCTATGATGGCACAGATTTTGAACAAGTAGCAACTGAAGAATAACTAATAATATAGTTAGAAAGCCTCAGTGCAGGTAGCACAATAAAATGTTGGTCTATCAGTAGCAACATCATCACCAACAATAACACGGCCATATCTAGCCATCTCTAAAACAACAGGGTTAACTTGACCGTAAACTATCGGGATCAATGGGGAATTACATTTATCACACATAATTCAATCATACCACAGTTGCATCTAAAGGCAAAGTTTGCTATACTGAATATATGAAAAACACTTATAAATGTCCAGACTGCAAAACCTCTATTATTATTAATACTAAGGTTCATGATCTTCCAGAATCAATCATATGCCCTTGCGAAACGGTAATGCCACTAGAATCGTCAAAGTAATATGTGGTCGTGGGTACTAGCCTGTATAGGCGTTTCTGGAATATTTCTTGTTGGTCGTAAGACTATCTGGGGATGGGTAGTTCTGTGCGTAAATGAGGTACTGTGGATCATCTATGCCCTCACAACAAAACAATACGGATTTATATTTGCAGCAGTAGCCTACGGAATAGTCTATGTTAAATCATTTATTCACTGGAGAAAAGATGAGTCGTGATTACTTTAAAAAGTTATGGTCAACTATCCTATCAAATGGTGTACGCCAAGACTCTGAAGGTAATTGGAATGTTATAAACTCTTCTACTAATAAGCGTAGAATGGAAGGTAAAGGCTCTAGTGTAGGTGGTGTATCTGGTCCTAATCAGCATCAATGGATCCCCGCCAAAATTTACGTAACACCAGAGGAGTTGAAAGAGATTTGGGACAGACAACTTGGCAAATGCTATTGGTTTGGTGTAGACTTAGACTTAGAACTACTATATAAGTCACATCCCGACTGGATGCCAAAGCACCCTATGTGTCCTAGTATAGATAAGATTGATGTAAACGGAGATTATACAAAAGAGAATATTGTTATCACAACTAGGTTTGCTAACTTTGGCAGAAATGTTTGTGACTTTGACAAGTTCCACGACATAGTAAAGGTTTTAAAAAATGCATAAAGCAGTTATATTTGATGTTGACGGGACTCTAGCAAACGTTGAGCCGTACCTACACCACATTAGAAATATAAATAACAGTCCTGACTTTAAGAAGGATTACGATAAGTTTCATTCTGAATCAGTTAATGCTGAACCAAACCAAGAAGTAGTTGAGATGGTTAACAGAACCTTCTTTGATCAGAATCATGTTATCGTTGTTACTTCTCGCAATGAATACTGGCGTGGCATTACCTCATACTGGCTAGCAAAAAATGATATTGGACACCATGCCTTGTACATGCGTAAAGATGGAGACTTTAGACCTGACTACGAAGTAAAGAGTGAGATTCTTGCTAAGATTAAGAAGCAATGGAATGTTATTCATGCTATTGATGATAATCCAGCAGTGCTTAGGTTATGGTTTGAGCATGGAATCCCAACTACAAAAATTGGTGATTGGGATGGAAGTAGAGACTAATATGTTTTGTATAGATTGTGGGTCTAGATTAGTCGGTGGAGATTGTAACAACTGTTTTAAAAACAAGAACGCACTAAAAGAATTTGAGGGGGAATCAGATGAGTAACTGGACAGAGGAACTTACAGACGAGCAGAAGAAACAGGTATGGGATTTTATTGTATTTACTGTAAAAGAAATTAGAGAGCAGATAGCAGTTGATATCCTTGCTACATCTGATCTTTGGGCAGCAAAAGGTTTAAATAAGTCCCGTCGTACACAAAAAGCATTTACGATATCTGCTGCTATTGCGAGAGGACAAAACGAAATCAAATGATTATGAACATTATAAAGTTTATTAAGTGTAAGATAAGTGGTCATAAACTAACCTATGGTGGTGCCTGCCCATTTACTGGGTTGCTATATGACCATTGTGAAAAGTGTAGCATGATGATTCCAAGACAAGCAGTGGAGTAACTATTATGGAAAACAAATATGATGTGCCTAATAAGGTTCGTGATAAAATTATTAAAGACTACATGATGAGGTCATACCATTGGACAATTGGCCTTGGTATGTTTTTGATTGGTGTCTTGCTAGGAGTATTGATAAGTGGCTGATCCAAACCAAACTGGTGCTCGTGGTGACTGGCTTTGTCCATGTAGCGGTTGCTCAAAATCTATTGCAGCAGAGCGCAAACAACTAATAGAATTGTTTGAAAAAACTAAAAATGACTATTTAGTTTACCGTGGATCTAGTTTTCATAAAGATACTGGTGAATTAATGTGGGCTAAAGATGATGCAATGGCATATGCTGAAGGTATTGATTCAGTTATTGAATTAATTAAAGATAGAATGCCAAAGCCTAAAACTAAGCACCAGTAGCCAAGTTGGTTAAGGCCCCGAACTCATAATTCGGTTATCGTAGGTTCAAGTCCTACCTGGTGTACGCCTCTGTAGTTCAGTGGATAGAACAATGGACTTCTAAGCCATGTGTCGCAGGTTCAATTCCTGCCAGGGGCACAAAGATGCTATAATAGAATGAAACTAAAAGGGGTAATTCGTTGGCTAAAATTGTTTTTCTAGGAAACTTTGAGGTTTCTTATAGTAGTGAGAATCATCATGCTAAGAGTCTTGAGTCTCTTGGACATACCGTTGTTAAATTGCAAGAACAGAAAGCAAAGAGCCATGTAATTCTTGACCAAGCACTTAACTCAGACTTGTTTATCTGGGTACATACTCACGGCTGGGAAACAACTGGCAGGATTACGATGGATAATGTTTTGCTTCAACTAAAGCAAGCAGGTGTGCAGACAATTACCTACCACCTTGACCTATGGTTTGGTCTTGATCGCCAGAAAGATCTGCAAGAAGATAACTTTTATAAAACAATTGGACACTTTTTTACTGTAGATAAGTTGATGGCTGACTGGTTTAATGAGAACACTCAAGTAAAAGGACATTTTATTCCTGCTGGAGTTTATGATAAAGAATGTTATATTCATGAAGCCTATAACCCAGATAAATTTAAATATGATGTTATTTTTGTTGGTAGTAAAAGATATCACCATGAACACAAGTATCGCTCAGACTTGATAGACTTTTTAAGAAAGACATACGGAGATAGATTCCTTCATGTTGGTGGTGATGGAGATACTGGAACTGTGCGTGGTGATGAGTTAAATAAGATATACGCACAGAGCAAGATAGCCATTGGTGATAGTCTTAACATTGGGTTTAACTATCCTTACTATACAAGTGATAGAATGTTTGAAAGTACTGGTCGTGGTGGTTTTACTATCTACCCTCGCATTAAAGGACTTGAAGATTTGTTTACAGACAAAGAGATTGTTTTGTATGAGCACGGAAACCTAAAAGACTTAGAAGAAAAGATTAATTATTATCTTGAGAATGATGAAGAACGAGAACTAATTAGATTTGCAGGGCACGAAAGAACAAAAAAAGAACACACCTATGTCCATAGGTGGACTGCAATCTTGAAAGAATTGGGAATTAAATGAATTGCTTGGTAACTGGGGGGGCAGGCTTTATTGGATCAAACCTTGTTGATAAGTTAATTAGTCTTGGTCACGATGTTGTTTGTATTGATGATGAGTCTGCAGAATGTCATGAGCAATTTTACTGGAACAGTAAAGCGCAAAACTATAAGTATGATATTTGTGATTATGATCTTATTGCCCCACTCTTTAAAGATGTTGACTGCGTATTTCATGTCGCATCTGATGCAAGAATACAGCCAGCAATACTAAATCCTAAAAAATCTATTCAATCAAATGCAGTAGGAACAGCCAATGTTCTTGAACTTTGTAGGGTTAACAATGTAGATAGGCTAATCTATTCAAGCACATCTTCTTCTTATGGCAAAAAATCTTTGCTTCCAAACCAAGAAACACAATCTCCTGATCCATTAACTCCATACTCTGCTGCTAAAGTTTTTGGTGAAAACCTTGCAAGAGTTTACTACAATCTTTATGGTCTTGAGACTATATCCCTTAGATACTTTAATGTTTATGGAGATAGGCAACCACTTAAAGGTCAGTATGCGCCAGTAGTAGGCTTATTTTTAAAACAATACCACGAAGGAAAGCCACTAACTGTAGTTGGTGATGGATCTCAACGTAGAGATTTTACGCATATCTCAGATGTAGTTCAAGCAAACATCCTCGCATCTGAAGCAAGTCATGGCTTTGGTGAGGTATATAACATTGGGTATGGAAGTAACTACTCTATAATTGATATTGCTAATATGATTTCAAATGATATTAAGTTTATCCCGTCAAGAATTGGGGAAGTGCAAGAAACTCTTGCATCAAATCAAAAGTTTAAAGATTTAACTGGATGGGTGCCAAAGGTATCGCTAATGGAATGGCTAAAAAAATGACAGAAATGGTTAAAGCAGTTTTAAACGGAGAGTTTGAAATGATACTGCCTAAACACCGTGCAGATAGACCTGATTGGTATGAGTCACAAGGATGGGAAAAGCCTAGACTAAAGCATATGTCTGAGAACATTAGTACTGGAGATGTTGTTTACTACGTTGGTGCTGAAGAAGGAGAGTTTCCAGCGCTGTGTCAAATGTGGGGAGCAGAGGTGGTGTTGTTTGAGCCAAATCCTAAAGTTTGGTCGCACTTTCCTGCAACATGGACTGCAAACAACCTAGAACTTCCTATGGTATGTATTCCTGGGTTTGCTTCTGATAAAATAAATGATCTTGCAAGAATTTATTATAATGAATGGCCCCCAGAGGTTAACGATGTTATTGAAGCAGCACATGGATTTAAAGAGTTGTATCTTGAAGGAGATACCTATGGGCAAATTACTATAGATTCTTGTGTATATGATCATGGAATTAAGCCACCTACCGCTATTTCATTGGACGTAGAGGGTAGTGAATGGAGGGTGCTAGGAGGTGCAGAGAAGGTGCTTAGAGAGTACAAACCAAAGATCTGGCTATCTGGACACCCTGAGTTTATGTTACAGCAATGGGATGAATCTTTATATAATCTTAGACAATGGATCAAGGGATTAGGATATACTGAAATAATTTTAGACTATCAGCATGAGGTGCATCTTTATTATGAATCATGCTAAAACTTTTTGGGATAACGCTGCTAAAGATCCAGATGTAAGGTATAAGTATATTGCAGATGAGTGGGCAACTACGGAAACATTTTTGGATCTTATAAAAAATAATAATCACGAATGGAATAGTGTTTTAGAAATTGGTTGCGGAATAGGCAGACTGCTAGTTCCTTTTGCAGATATGCACAAAGAGTGTAACTTTTATGGGATAGACATATCTGATGAAATGATAAACCTTGCACCTAAAAGAGATAATATAAAGTATCAAGAACTTGCAGACAACCTTGATCTTGTATATTCAATGTTAGTCTTTCAACATATTGAACACCAAGAAAAGATTAACTACATAAAACTTGCTTATGAAAAATTAAAAGTTGATGGTATTTTATTCTTTCAGTTTGTTGTTGGGGAAGAGAACTCTCCATACTCTTATCAAACATCAAGGTTTGAAATTGAAAAAATGCTGAGTAGTGCAGGATTTAAAAACTTAATCTTTACAGATCATATGCATCCTGAGTGGATGTTTGTTAGGGCTACAAAATGACTAATGCATACATATATTCTATTGATCCGCTTGATGCTGCAGATGGCAAATGGGACTATGGATTACTTAAAGAAACATTTGAAAAAAATAATGTTAGTCAGATAGTTGTAAAAGAAATACCAAAAGCAGATCGTGGGTTTGTTGTTATTCCTGGACATGGAAATGCTGGTAAAGAAAAAGAAATATCAAACCAATTAAAAAACCTTGATAGAGTTGTCTTGTTTATAACTGGTGATGAAAGCGCTAAATTTAATGTAGATAAAATTAGTCACCCTAATATTTCTATTTGGGTTCAATACCCACATCAAAAACATGAAAAATATAATAAATTTTTTATTGGTCCACCGCAGCACTTAAAGTCCAACTTGCCTGATTATCCTATTAAAGAATATGATGTTTATTTTGGTGGACAGATAACCCATCAACGTAGACAGCAGTTGGCAGAAGTCATGCCAAACCTACCCAATGCCCTTTATAGGCCCACAGAAGGCTTTGCACAGGGAGAACAGCCTGCAGACTACTACAAGACTCTATCAAAGGCTAGAGTTGTTCCAGCCCCCGCTGGTGCCCAAGTTATAGACACCTTTAGATTCTTTGAGGCTATTGAGATGTTGGCTTTGCCTGTTGGGGATCTTATTGATTCTAAGGGTGAGATGACTGATTATTTTAACTATGTTTACCCTGCAGGAATTCCAATTGAAAAAGTTGATAACTGGAATAATTTAAAAGAAATGCTTCCTAACCTTATTAATGATTATCCAAACAATATGCATCAGGTTGTATGTTGGTGGATTAAATATAAAAGAGATTTTTCTATTGAGATAATGAAGGACATTTATGAACAAAGATAACGTAACAATTATAGTAGTCGCTTCAGTTATTCCAAGCCATCCAGATACTACTATTATTGATGAGACTATTGCCTCAGTCAGATCACACTTTCCAGACAACGAAATCATTCTACAACTTGATGGTCTTAGAAAAGAAAGATTATCCCGTAAGAATGACTATGATGAATTTAAAAATAGAGTTCTTTGGAAGTGTTTGCATGAATGGAAAAATGTTTTACCTGTAATATTTGATGAGCATAATCATCAGACAGATATGATGAAAAAAACTATTGATATGGTTCAAACAGCAACAATACTTTATGTTGAAGGAGATGCACCAATTACTCCAGACTGTGAAATTGATTGGCAAAAATGTTTAGATATGCTTGAGTATGAGAAGGCTAATACTATTAGATTTCATTTTGAAGCATCTATTCCTTTTGAACACAATCATCTTATGCTTGGTCTTGAAGATGGCTTTATGAAAACCATTCAGTGGAGTCAAAGACCACATCTTAGT